AAATCTTCCAAATGTAATAGATATTGTGCCTTGATCGACCTTACCTTCGCCGTCTGCAGTTTCTTCTCCGCCTGCTGATTGCGTTGGTGTGGTGTCATTATTTCGTGTAATTTTTACAAGTTTTCCATCCTTAGACATATGGGTTACATTCCCGCTAGGGTCTGCGTATCTACCGTAACCAATATGCTTAAGTTTTAAAGTCTGTGCAGCCTTCGCTGCTTGTGATTTCTCGGCTTCAATTAGGAAAGCACTAAACTTTTTCATTCTGCCAATTTTTATTTAAGTTGAAGTTTGCTTTACTAAAAGTCAGTCTATCTACAAGTTTGTATGGGTTGCTGGAAGGAATAACGAATCCTTCATGAGATGAAAGAGTGCCATCAATAAAACATTCAACATTTCCATTAGCAACAACCGCATCAAGTAGATGCTGTTTCAGTTGGAAGATTTTATGCCACACCACAAAGGTAGTCACATTAACCTCACCCTTATATTTAGCATTGAAGACATTGAACAACAATTCAGGACTAGGTATCTCACCCATACGGATAAAAGTATTAACATGCTTCTTGAGTTCTACACTATTATCAACCTTACAGAACGGAATCAGAGCAAGAATCTCAGCAACAAGTTTTACTGCAGACCACCTACCAACAGTTGCATCATTAGTATCAACGAAATGGACACTATCTGTAGATTGTAGAGTGACACCAATACTTGCCTCTGCTGTAGGTGACACCTCAGTGTATGAAGTGTGTGGTGCTAGAATAATTTGTTGAACAACCGAATAGGCAAAGCGATACTCCACAGTATTAGGACAATAAACACTGCCCCCACCGACGCCGATCCAATCAGCTTGGACAATACCACTGATACGAGGAAGATGACGCAGACATAAACGAAGGATATCTGCAACGTTCCCTTTATGATTCGTCTCAATGTCCTCATAACTATAGTTGATTAGAACTTTCTTTTTGTTGAATACAGACTTGGTGCCCACAAAGAACTGCCCATTGGCAGGGTTAGTACCGAACACGATAGCAGGAGCACCGTCCCACTTGACGCTGACCTTCTTGACAGTCAGTGCTTCTTTGACAGCAGCAAGAGCAACGCGACGACCATCAAAGATGGAGTCCTCTAGGTGCTCAAGGTGTTTGTTTGGCATTCGTCCTTTGTCTATACACATATTATAGCATGGCAGAAGGCAGTCGCAACCAGGGGTGTGACAGTTCTTAGGGTGTCACCAGCGTTGGATCTTATTCTTTTTCACATATGCTTTATACAAATCTGAAAACCCATTCTTCTTTGTACTCATGAATACCTGGAACTGAGGTTCAGATGTTAATGCTCCCTTATATCTTACTTCTAGCATTACAATACTATGCTCTTTTCCCCTAGGTCCAATTGCCATCTCATAAAAAAGTTTTGCAGCAGTAGCACCTTCTTCAAATGCCATCTTCTTTACGTTTGAAGTATTAGTCCTATTTGGAATCAATCGGAACTGAGTGTTATCAGAGTCTCCAAAGATTAGACGAAATACCTCAGAAGTAGTTCTACCTTCTTTCTCACTAGGTGGTGATACTTCTAAAATTTTTCCATCCTTATAGTCACCACGTCCAGTGATTAAACTAAAATGGAATGAAGCATCTTGCACATATGTTTGTAAGTTAATTTTAAAGATAGTATCTAGAAACTCTTCAAAGAACTCTCTATTATTATCAAACTTCATAAATGCCTTATGCATTTCTTCAAAGTAGATGTTCTTGTTTGGTTGATACTTTCCCTGTCCTGTTAGCATCTCACTCTTTTCTTTCGTATCGGTGAAAAGATTGTTTGCATTTTTTAATACTTCTTTAATTGGCATACTATCAATCTTCTTGTTCTTGATAGTTGTTGCTCCTGTTTTAATTTTTAAAGCACCAACAAAAAATTTCTTCTTAGCATCCTCAACTTTCTTTGCTTCGGCGGGTTTAATTTTTTGTTGAATAAATCCCTTTGAACCAAATGCAGGTTTGTTTAATAGTGTTGGTTCTGGATCACTAATACCTGCTTTCTTAAGTGACAGACCCCAGTAATGGGTGGCACCATTCTTTCCAGCAGTGGTAAATTTTACAATGATATCAGACGAGTTGTAATTTTTAATTGTACTTGGTCCAACATCATATTTTTTAATCTCCTGTGCCCACTTTGTTCCTGTCTGCCAAACTGCATCTACCTTAGCACCACCAAGCAAACCAATCACATAGTTCGATACAGAGACTGCTTTTGCTAAGTTAACAAGATCAGGTTCCTTCTTTTCCTTAGGGTCAATATAAAATCCTCCTAATCCTGCAGCACCAACAATCTTAGGTGCTATTGTTGCCAACGTATCTACAATTTGTTTATATGCACCATACCTTTCACCATCTTTCTTGCCATTAATACCATTGAGATCGATCTTCATTTTTGCAAGAATCAAACATGCAGTCATCAATTCATGAGGGTCTTCTCGCTTACCACCAGCACCATTAGAAAGACCTTTAGATTGAAATGCAATTGTAACAGTTGGTCTAGATTTTCCCTCAACAGTACCAGTAATGATAAAGGATTTTAATCCAGTTCCTGCAATAACATCTTCAAAAAACTTCCATTCGTATATACCTTCAAGTTTTAGAACTTCTCGAATATTAGTAATAATATCTTGTTGATTCTCTTCACAAAATTCTTTAATCTTTCCACGCAACCAGTTTCTTTCAGTCTTTACCTTAATACGAGGAATTAAAATTAACTTAGCACCAGAGGGAGTCTTCACCATCTCTGTAGATGATGAATCCCAACTATCAATTTCTTTATCTCCAGATGCAGATACAGATTTGAAAAATTTTTCAAGACTATAAGATTCCTTGAAAACCTTATTCAGATTGTCTTTAAGATCCGATGCGACTGTCATTCTACTCTGATAAGTCTTCCAGACTATTTAGATAATCCTTTTCTTTTTCATAGATTTTTTCTTGTCCTGTCCATAGTTTATAACCCTGGACAACTTCAGGCAATAACCATTGGTCCACACGAACACACTGCTCCCAGTTGACAGGGTGAGCACAACTCACTACTACAACGGAAAAGAATGCTCGTATGTGAATCCAAAGGCTATACATCAGATATTATCAAACTCTTCTGGGGGAAACTCAATTACAAATTTATCCGTTCGGTTTCCTTCAGGATCCCAATAATGAGTTCTATACCATTTGCCACTTACACATTGACAAATGTTATTCAGTTGTATTTGCACTACTGTCTGACGAAACTCCCTCTTCTGTTGGGGTGTCTCGGGTTGTCGTTGCGGTAGTTGGGGTTCCATGATGTGGTGCGTGCTCCCTATCCATAGGTTGTGATTTTGTGTCGTCGTTTCGTGAGAGGTTCTTGATAACAATGAATGCATCTTTGTTATACTTACGATCCCCGTATTGGGCTGCCCACTTCTTGTTGTAATCTTCACCTTGGTAGATACCAGATACCTGTGTACCACCAATTTCAATTACGATATTGTCTTCTCTGACATTCCAACCGAGAGTGTGAATTGTTTCCCAAAGTTCATCCTGTGTAAGATTCATTTGCCCCCTGTTTCATAGTTTAGTTTGTCGTCTTCTTCTTTCAATTGACGCTTACGAATTCCTTCATGAAGAGCAGCAATTGCTGCTTTAGTCTCAGGAGTTTCTTCCCACTCCCATTGCTGCTGATGCTTATTCTTAAATGATTTTTTACTCATCGTCCAAACCTCTTATCCATTTTTAGTTTGACATAATACATTCCTAAGATCCAGACAGAGAAGAAGAACCCCTCCACGTAACTCATGGAATGCCAAGCGTGTACTGCTCCGTCCATCAGACATCACCTTCCTGACGATTCTCTGAGTAGTGAACATCAAACTCACCACCAGGATAACGTGCCTTGAGTTTGTCTACATTCATAGCAATAACTTCATCAATACTAACATCCAATGCCATACATGCTTGTGCAATGTACCACATGATATCACCAAGTTCACGCTTCATATGAAACATGTTCTCTTCATTGACAGGTTTACCTTGGAAGACAATCTTCTTTACAATCTCAGTGAACTCACCTGCCTCAGCACATGCTCCTACAGCAGCAGTAAGCAATCGCTCGGCATGAAAGTCTTGCCCTTGAAGTTCTTGAATACGATAAATGAATGCTTCGTGCTCTTTCGATGGTTGCGACGTGACTTCATTGACGAACTCCAAATAGGCATCAGTGTTTACTCGCTTAGTCATACTTTAGGTCTTGAAATGTTTTCTTTGAGGTGAACTTTTTAACTAAATCAATCTGTTGAGGTTCGGTTCCTTGTCCAGAATCAACAAGGTCGTCTTGTGCAGATTCCTCCACATCATACAACCTCATCTTCGCTCTGTCAATACCTACACAGAATCTTTTGAAGGAAGTAGTGTCGTTATATCTATTCTTCAATTGCTTGACCATGATTTGATTCATTCCCTCAAGCTCCTCCGTGCTAATAAGGGCAAACATAAGATCAGCAGTAGCAGGGAGACCGAAGGATTCACTAGTATCAGTAAGGTCAACATCAGTGCTACCATAACCTGAACGAGTGGTCTGCGTAGCACTGATAATAGGAACGTTACACTCCACAGCAAAACCCCTAAGTTCTTCTGCGATTGCTTTGACGTATGTGTAGGAGTTGACAATGCTCCCTTTATATCTCTCGGAAGCACAGATATTAAGGTAATCCACAAAGATAATATCGGGTTTAATGCTCCGCTTAAGAGCAAGATCAGAAACAAGAGACTTAAAATGTCCAACATGAGCAGACGCCGTAGGATATTCTTTGATGATTAATTTGCCTTGAGTTTTCTTAGCAAGATTTGCAATCTTCTTTTCAAACATTACCTGTGGAAGATCTCCAAGTTGTTGAATCGGAACGTTTAAAAGGTTTGCATCAATACGTTCAGCGATTTTTTCCTCTGCCATCTCCATCGTGATATAGAGGACATTTTTACCTTGCAGAAGTGCCGACGCAGCGCAATGACACATAAACAAAGATTTGCCCACACCAGTGCCAGCGAGTGCGATGTTAAGAGTTTTATTAGGAAGACCGCCCTTCGTAATCTTATTGAATAACGATAAGTCGAAAGGTATCTTATCTTCTTTGCGGTGGTAGAAGTCATAGCGTTCTTGTGCATCTGAAACATAATCATGTCCTACATGTTGGTCGAAGGATACTCCAAGTGCCTCCGAAAGAATCGAAGGAATAGCGCCTTTGTCCCTCTTGGTATCTTGCCCGTCAGCAATCTTGACAGACTCCATAAGCGATAAGTAGATCGCACGCTCTTGACACCACTTTTCCGTAATATCAACGAGCCAATCATGGTCTGTGGAATCATTGGAAAGGACATTGAGAACTCCTAGAATTTCTTTGAACTGGTCTTCGGTAAGGTCAGTTCGTTCCTGACATTCTATACCAATTGCGTTGAGACTGGGACACG